TTTCAGGACGATGTTCGACCGGATGCGATCAATCGCCTCGATCCAGGCAAGCCGAACCTGCGGATCGAAGTCGGCTGCGACCTGCTCGAGCAATTCACGGGCGGAAAGGCGCTTGAGCATCTATCAGCCTCGAATGATGAACTTGTGTGCGGCCTTTACGCCCGCCCCCGGTATCGGCACCCGCTGTAGCGTCGTGAACGGGAGGCCATCGACGTTGACGACTTCCGGCACGGCGAGGTCGAACGGAACTTCCGTGTTCGACGTGACCGGATCGTCATCACCCGTCTGCGTCGAGATCATCGCCATCCAGTCGGCGCAAATCAGCATCTGGTCTGACGCAAGGATCGTGTTCCCGTCTACCAACTCCTTGCTGACGCCAGACACGGCGCCGCGCAGAAGGTAGGTCTTGATGGTAATAGAGCCTTCCCACGGCTCCCATGTGGGCCAGTCGGGGGGCATCGGCTCTTGCTCAATGCGCTCCACGGTGATGACGCCCTGCCCGAGGCCTCCGGCACTCTCTGGCGCCAGCAGTTCCCGCCCCATGTCGGCCATTTCGTCGTAAAAGCCGGCCAATGTCAGGCCCTCGCCACAAAACCATACAGCGCACCGCGGGACGCAGGCCGAAGGATACAGCGCAAAGCGTCCTCGACGGACATCAGCACGGGACGCATGTCATCGGCGTCACTCGGTACCCCGTCATACGGGCCGAAGAACTCGCGCTCGATCGTGTCGACCTTCTGCCGCTTGACCAGCCGCCCCGGCGTCACCGTTGGCGACGATGACCCCGGCTGAAGCAATTCCGCCAATGCAAGCTCATAGGCCGCTTTGACGACTTCCTGAGGGATTTCATCGCTCCGTATGTCTTCGCCTGCACAGTGGTCGTATGCGCCTGTTCTGGGCCATGCCAGAGCCTGCGAGCGGCCTCCTGTCTTACGGCCGGCAAAGCGGTCACCATAGATGCCATCCAGAGCAGAGCTTGCGCGGACAAGGGCGGCAGTGCGCAGCGCATCAGTGACGCCAGCAGCTGACCAGGCAGTGTTGCCCCGCGCCTCATTGTAGGCCAACGCGCCGGGAAGGTCGCCGTAGTGATCGGCCATTGGTCATTCCTCGCCAGCCGCCACGGCGTTCAGCGCGTTGAACTGCTCAACCAGCTTTGCCCTGCCGAGCAGGTGGTGCGGCTTCTGGCCGGTGGCGGCTTCGATGGCAGCGCGAAGCTGATCATCGCTCAGCCCTTCGCCACTGTCGGTGCCGAGTTCGATCTTCTCCGGCTCATACGGCTTTGCTTCGGCCGGAGCAAATCGCACGTCGACGATCTTGTAGCCCTGCTGGTTCAATTCGCGCTTGCGCTCCAGCGAAACCGGATGCGGCTCATAGGCGATCTTCGTCAGTTTGACCTTGCTCATTCTGGTGCTCTCCAGAGTTGGTGACGGCACATCGGCATCGGTCGAGCCGGTCGTCAGCCATTCGGTTGTCGGAAGTCCGAAGAAATGAGCGGTCCAGCCGCTCATGGATCTGATACGGGCGCGATATTCAGGCCGAAGTGCTTCCCAGACCGCGCGATAACCGCCAGCCGCCTCCCACTGGACGGCATCGAAGAAATGCGAGCTGCGAACCAACGGAATGCCTGCAAGCACCGCCCTATCGGCTCCCAGATCGATCAGCGCCGCCTTTGCTGTGAACAGCCCGGACGATCCGCTGTCACCCTGCCCCGGGAACCGGAATTCGACCAACTCGGCCCATTTCGGCGGATAGTCTCCGTGAACGAGGTAGCGCGCTGCATCTGCAAAGCCGTTCGCCCGGCGCTGATCCCGCCAGCGAGTGATATGTTCGGGGTGCAGCGTAACCCACGCGTCCAGCCTGCCCGGCCAGATCGCACCCACGTCATTGCATGCAACGATGAAATCAAAATCGGCCAAGTCCAGCGCGGCGGTCCATTCGTCTTGAACGCCAGCCGCGCCGCCAAGGCAAAGTGCAGTTTTCATAAATCCCCGACGACTATGAGGGGATATGAAACTCCCCGTATGCTTTCGCTGCGGCTTCGTTACGCGCCGCCAGCGCCGCATCCTTCGTATCGAAAAGACCTAGATGGATCGTCCGCCCATCCTGCGCGATGTAGGCACGCCACTTCCCCGTCTGCGCATGCCAGCCGACGCCCGTGTGTCCGCTGCTATTGTCGGACCTCATGCCAATGTTGCGCATGTTGTCGGCCTTGGAAGCAGCCCGAAGGTTCGCCCACCTATTATCGGATCGATCCGCATTGGCATGGTCGATTTGCTCGGCCGGGAATGAGCCGGTCATATAGAGCCATGCAAGCCTATGGGCGAAGTATCTGACCCCATCGACGCCGATCAGGCGGTAGCCGAGCGCACTACTCACACTGCCGGCAAGAGAGCCTGCCGGTGCGCGATTTGACGTGCATACCAGCCAACGAAACTCGCCGGCCTCTGGATCGTATGAGAGAACTTCCTTGAGACGAGATTGCGTCAGCGATGGACGCGCTGTATTTCTGGCCTTAGCCACCTCGAACCTCCAATGTTCGGGTTATGGTTAGAGCCGCCAGAGGTCTGCAAACCAATGGCGGCTCGTTGATTCTAAAGGCTTTCAGCCCTTATGCAAGGCCAACGGCCAAGGTTCCTGCGGTGTGCTTCACCGAGGACGCAACGAGGTCCCAGTTGGAGCCAGTCGCGAGCTCAGCATCCGAGGGGGATTTGCCTCCGTTGGCTTCATCCCATGTGAAGCCTTTAAGCCCGAGGCCAAAGCTGTAATCCAGCTGCAACGTGGTCTCGATGCGCTCCTTGCCGTTGCTCGTCTCAATATTCGAGATGATGTCGCGGCTGTCGGTCACGGTCGCCGCACCAGCGACGAGGGACAGGACACGGCGCTTGGCGGCGACAACCGGCGAGGTCGTGGCGGCCGAGTAGAGCGCCGGAGCATCGGTCACGACCGACACGCGGCCCAGAATGTCGACAACGCGGACGTTGCCGGCCTGGAACAGCGTGTTCGAGTTCGCTAGGTTCTGACCGATGAAGTTGTGATAGGCAACACCATCCATGACCTGAGCAACGATCAGGCTGGAATGGTCGCCGAACTTCGCATGGCTCTCGTTCACCGCGAGGTAATCGACCCGCTTGGCGCCCGAGCCGGTGGAGACATCGACCGTGGTCGCGGAGCCCTGGTTGCCGATGGCCGCAACAAGGGCAGCGATCGCCGTGTTGAGCTGGTCCTGAAGCAGCGCCTCAGCGAAGTTGCGCGATGCAACCTCGACACCCTCGGCGGTCGGCTTGTTGAGCCACGACATCTGCGACGGCTCGTAACGAACCGGGCCGAAGCCGCCGGCCACCTTGACCGAAGAATGCTTGAGCTGCGTCAGGTCCGTGGGCGAAGCCGCTGCGTTGGAGGCGTAGCGGTCCACACGACGACGGGCCGAATGGATGGCGGCATAGAACGACTCCTGAAGGAAATCGCCCTCGAAGCCTTCCGTGGTCAGGCGGATTGCACCACCCGAAGCGCCGTTGAACTTGTCAACCATCTGCGCCAGCGTCTCGATCGTCGCCGGCATGAAGTATTTGTTGAAAACCTGCATCTGCGAGAGAGACATGGGATTTTCCTTTCGTGATGTCTCGGGATTGTTGGTTCAGTGGGAGGCTTCCCGCCCCGGATGCCGCTTCTCGTCCCGAGACAGCAGCGGATGGATTGCAGAACTACTGTGCGAGGTCCGGGAACTTGGCGGCTATGGCCGCTGCCCGCTCCTCTCGCGTTCCGCCGAAATTTCCCTTGGCCGGTGGCAGTCCACCGCCACCGTTGCCCGGCTGCTTGCCGGTACCGGATTGGCCATTGCCCTCAAAGGCGCGGCCGAAAGTGTCGGACTGGCGCATCTCGGCAACGAGACCCTTGATATCCATAGGTGTGCCCTTGGAGTCCGCGATCTTGGCGTTGCCGTCCTTGTCGACCACCTCGACCACGAACTTTCCGTCGACCTCTTTGACGCGGGTATGAGCCCTGACGTGAGGCAGGAGCAGATCGACCGATCCCTTGGCCTCGGCAAGAGCTGCAGTTGCGGCCTGGTCGATAAGCAGGCTTTCCACCGTCTTTGTCAGATGGCCGATCCGATCATCGCGGCTTGTCAGCTCGCCGGTATGCTTTTCCAGAAGCTGGGCCTTGGCGGCCTCGAACTTCGAATTGGCGATCTTATCGGCTTCCTTCGATGGGTCGAGATTGCCCCATTCCTCGACCTTCGCCAGCGCTTCCTTGGCCTTCGCCGGATCGATGTCCTTGAATGCGGCGGTGAGGCGTTCCGCGTTCTCGCGGGCCGTCCGCTCCTTACCGAGCGCCGTCTTCAAGCCCGATACATCTTCAAGAGCGAAGCCCTCGACCGTTTCCACGTCGAGAATGAACTTCCCGTCCTTTTCGACATAAAAGGCTTTGACCGCATCATCTATGCCATCGAGCGATGCCAGAATTGCTTTGAGTGCCATGTTGTATCCATCCCGGATTTGGTGCGCTTCCCGCGCGTTGGAATAGCCCGGAGGTTCACCCTGCCGAGCCGGTTAGATGCCGAATTGTTCCTGATCAGTCGGCGGGCGCCGGTGGAAGAGCAGCCGTAATCTCAGCCTCGTCGTCGGGCAGATCAGCAAGGATCAGGTCGAGATCCTTTTCCTCGTCATACTCGGGCGACAGGATGTTGCGGCGCTTGGCTTCAGTGATCGTCGCCTCTCGCGAAACAAGTCCTTCCTTGTTCATGTCGAGCACGACACGCATGCCATCGATCGAATCCGTCTCGACATCGAAGTCGGTATAGATCGACACCTCGGGCTCACTCGGGTCTTTCAGCCACATGCACGTGAAGGCCAATGCCTGTTCGATGCAGTCCTTCAAGTTCAATGCCCAAGCCTGCACGGCGCTGTTGCCCTTCTGGGCCGCAAATGCCGTGGTGACGACGGTCAGATTCCCGGTCTGGGCCGTGAGAGGCTGGCGGCCAAGCTCGCGAAGCTGCTGCTCTGTCTTGTCGACTTCCTCGGCAAGGAATTTCAACGATGCAGCCGTTGGTTCTATGAACTTCCACTCGCCGTGCTGACCACCGTCCGCTCCGGGCGGAGCATAAAGCACCACCGAAGGGCCGATAGGTGCCATGACCGCATTGCCGTTTTCATCTATCGGCGGGGTGATGCCGTTGCCGGTGAGCATGGGAAACGCGGTGAGTTCCTTGGCGCTCTTCAGGTTTGTTTCCTGCTGGAAATGTTCGATCTGCAAGAACGCGGCGTCCTTCATGGGCGGGAGCACCTGCCACGAACCTTCCTTCCGCCGTCCAGTGAGGAATGGGACGAGAGCAATCACGCCGATGCTGATCGGGCCATGCTCGATCATGACCCATGTGCCGCCCTTGCTCGCCTCCTCCCAAACCTCGTATCGGGCTGGAGCGTAGGAACCATCTTCCTGCTTGTCTCGGATCAGGATCCGAACGCGCTTCTTCGTCTTTTCCTCGAACCCTTCCCGAACCTTCGTCGGCTCGTAGATCACGGCGTAAGTGAAAGCCTCCTTGCCCGCGATCATGGCGCTTTCGACCCACAGCATGCGAATAGCCGGGATGCGAACCCAATAGGGCCGCGCGCCCATGGCCTTTTCATCGGCCAGGGTCGCACCCTGTGGCACTGGCGTGTGGTCGACCAGTATCCAGTCAATCGCACTGGCGATCCCATTGAAGAATACATCGCCAGCGAAGACGTGGACGTGATTTCCTGCCCCGTCGATATCCTCCCCAAGGTCCTTCACACGCTCAGAGGCCGAGCCCTCCACGAAATCCACCTGCTTTGCGAATGGCTTTGACGCCAGCCCTTCAACCAGATCGCGGAAGATGTTGGTGAATTTGGCGTTCTTGCGCCGGTAATCGTAGTTCTCCTGCGTTTCGTTCGGAAATCTCGGCAGGTACTTTTCACCCGCCTTCCGCATGGCATCGGCGCCGTCGAGGATCGTCTCGACCATTTCCCAATATGGGAGCATGGCGTCATAGTCGCTGGACGTGGCGTAAGGCGTATCAGCCATTTGCAATCCTGCCATAGGTTCCGAATACGGGCGGGACAGCCCTCGGCTTCAACAGACGCCCGAATGCACCGGACGACGCGTCAACCTGATCCTTGAACGAGCCGCCGGGAAACAGGCACAGCTCATCGATGTAGTCGGCGTTCCAATCGCCAGAAACGATGAACACATTGCCGGCTTCGCACTGTGCAGAGAACGGCTCGGCCCTTGTCACCTTGTCGCCGGTTTCGGGCTCGGCCTTCACGACATAGCCGGCGAGCATGGCAATGAAATCCCTTGCCTGCACCTTGCCTGCCTGCCCCGGGTCCTGAGGAAGGCTGATCTCGACGTCTTTCCCGTCTTGCTCAGCAGTGGCCTTGATGATCGACCGGACCGCGTTGCCTTCCGACTGCGTCTTCACGACATGGCCGACGATGAACCGTCCGTCAGGTGCCCGGCCAAGCTTCACACCAGCGGTTCGCGCCGCGGTCGTCTTTGCAGTCGCGGCCAAGTCCCAGTGCCTGACCCATTTGGTCCCCGCTGGGGCGGCTGCGATGAACTTGCTTTCGAACCATTCCCGCTTGAAGAGGCCACCCTCGCGAGGAACGGGCCGCTGCTGGAACTGGCCCGCGACGGCATAGGACCCCATAGGCTTCTTGTCCCGGTCGACCACCTCCCTCGGGAACCGTTCCGGGAATAGCAATTCGTTTTCGTACGTACGCGGGTCCTCAAACCCAATTGATGTCCGGCACCGGCGCTCCGGTTCGTACTCCATTGGGAGCATCAAGTGATCATATCCCAGACCGAGCTTTACGATCTGGCCCGAGACATCATCCTCATGCAGGCGCTGCATAATCACGACGATTGCCGACGTTTTCGGATCAACGAGACGCGACGGGACCGATTCGCGGAATATGCGGGTAGTTCTTTGCCGCTCGGCCGGGCTTTCAGCGGTTTCCGTCGAGTGGGGATCGTCAATCAGAACCCGATGCCCACGCCCACCGGTAAGGCTCTGGAACGGCACACCTTCGCGGAAACCCGTTGCCGAGTTGGCGAACGAAGCCTCGCCTGACCGGACCAGCTTCACCTCGGGCCACAGAGATTGATACCAATCGGACTGGACCAGATCGCGCATGCGTCGGCTGTCACGCTTGACGTAGCTCTCCGAATAGGAGGTCGTGAGGTAGCGCATCCAAGCCATGCCGCGCGGCCCCCACTCCCACGCAGGCCAGAACACGGACACGATCAGCGATTTCATCGTACCCGGCGGCACATTGATCAGGAGCCGGATAATCCTGCCGTCGGTGATCGCTTCGAGATGGGCGCAGATGGCCTCGATATGCCACCCATGAATGTACTCACTGCCTGGCTCAAGGACATGCCACGCTTCCCGGACGAAAGCGGCGAGAGACTGGCAGCGCGCCCGAATACGCTCCGCGTCATGGGCAACCCTTTGACGTTCAGCCTCCTGTGCCCGCCTCGCCTTCTCCTGCC